AGAACCATCAGAAGACTCGGACTCTGAAGATTGAGTATCTCCATCTCCATCTTCCTCAGTTTCTTGAGATTCAATCAGTTCACTTGCAGGAGAATTGGAGTCGGGTTTAAAACTAGAATTGTCAACAGCAGGTGCTTGTTCTTTATTTTTCTTTTCCTGTTTGCAATACTTATAAAGTGCTTCAGCAGCAATCAAAACATCGTCAAAGGTTTCAGTTTCTGCAACCATATTGACAATATCAGTTTCCTGGCCACGATCAATAGGAACCTGCACAAAGTTGCCAATCTTGAACCACAGATTAACGCGGTCAGCAAGGTTCATATCTTCAACATTATCATCAGCAATCTGGAAGAAATCGTCTTCAGAAAGTTCTTTGTAACCGTTAAAGAAGGTCTTAGCAAGACCAGCATAACGACGCTTCATTAGTTTCTCAATGCGAGCATCTTCTACAACGTTCACAAACATTGGAGGAACTTTGACTCTCTCAGTCCAATCTTCATCGGGAGTATACAGTGCATGACCCACCTCATGACCCACCAGAAGATCATAGACGGTATTACTTGCCTTCTCCCACATAGGAAGGGTCAGTACACGGGTGTGGACATTAAAGCAAGCAGTCTGGCATTTTTTATGCTCAACCACAAGATCCTCAGTGGCAAGCAGTTTAGCAAGTTGAGACTTGATTTCGTGAGAGACAGCCATCGGTTTGTTTCAGATGAATCCATCATACGACGAAGGGTTGCCTTTTGAGCAACCCATGTGACGCTTTTTGAAGTGGGCAAGACGTGCCTTTGCCTGTCGAAGGGCCTGCGGTTTCAGTTTACGCTTCTGGTCCTTCTTGGAGTGGTGTTGCCAGTTTGGAGTGTTCATCGTTCTTTGGCGGTCAGGCCACCATACGGGAAAAACCTTTGACTTTCTCGAACTTGAGGACACTTTCAAATCTGTCCTCAAGACCAGTTTTATGTGAGATCACAAAGATGTTTGCATTTGTAATGACGTATCGAATGATCTTCAAAAACTCTTCAGTACCAAAACCATCAAGAGATGAATCAAATACCTCATCCATAATAAGAAGATTAGTGTTAACTGAGTTCTTAAATCTTGCAACTTCCCGCCAAGTAAAAAGAAGAGCCAAATCAATTCTCATCTTTTCCCCTTCACTGAAAGATGCATAAGAAAAATCTTCATGAATTGGGGACTGAACGGTTTCATTAAACTCTTCATCAAGAGTAAAGTTAATATAGAAGTCCATCATTTGAAGGAACTTATTAACCTGCTGATTAATCAGAGGAAGATACTTCTTGATGATTTGAGATTTAACTCCACCGTCTTTGAGCAGACCATACGAGAAATCGTAATGTCTGATAGTGTCCTTTTTAGATGAAAGTTCGTCGTATGTAATTTTTAAATTGTCTTTGAAGGATTCTAGTTTCTCATGTTCAGAATTTCTGTTTGCAAGGTTCTCGGTAAGAACTTGAATTTCATGTTCAAGATTTCGGATTTGTTTTTGTAATCCGTTAATCTTAATATTGTTTTGAGAAATGCCATTCGTTAATTTTGAGATCTCCTTCGATAGAGCGGTGAATTGACGCTCTCGCTCTTCTTCTTCTTTAATTGCTTCTTCTAACTCTTTATAGCCAGATTGCAACTCTTTCGCTTTATCTTGAGCGTCTGCAATTCTATTTAACCGGAATTCTTCCTCAATGGTTTGAGTGCAAGTAGGGCAGACCGAATTTTCAGAGAAGAACTTATGTTCAGCAGTAATCGTTGATACCTTCTGAGAAATCTTACCCTTTAAATTTCCCAACTTACGAAGTTTTTCTGCATATCCAACCAACTGATCTTGTTGGTTAATATATTCTCGGAGTGGTTCTTCCATAGAAGAATTCTCTTCAAAATAAAGACCAATTTCAGCATTTAAATTGGTAATCTTTTCTTTGTTGGTATTAATATTGGCATTGCCACGATTCTCCAACTCTTCAATAAAGTTCTTCTGCATCTCAACTTTATCGAGCAAGTTCTCTTTCTTCAACTCAAGTGTTTTAATCTCTTCCTTAAGTTGACGAATCTTTTCTTTGATAACAACATTCATTGATGAAAAGATCTTAATATCCAAAAGATCTTCGATCACTTCTCTACGATTTGCAGCCGACAACTGCATAAACGGAACAAAAGTGCTGCTACCCAGAATTACAATTTGAGTAAAGGACTTATAGTTCATCTTCAAAACATTCTGCTCTAACCACTTTTGCTGATCTGCTGATGCTGATGCTTGATCCAACAAAGCATCATTTCTCCAGATCTCAAAGATATTTGGTTTAATTCCTCGGATGACTTTCCACTTTGTAGATCCAATCGAAAACTCAACTTCCACACGACAATCTTTTTCGTTGATTGTATTCACCAACTGCGGTTTATTGATCTTACGAAATGGTTTGCCAAACAAAGAAAATGTAAGAGCGTCCAGAATGGTTGACTTACCAGCACCATTTGTTCCCACAATCAATGTTGTGTTGTGTTTGCAAAAATTAACTTCAGTAAATTGATTGCCAGTCGAAAGAAAATTTTTCCAGCGAATCGTCTCAAATAAAATCATGGTGTGGTGGGGGAATCACAATGTCGTTTGGAGTGATCAGAGTATATCTACAGTTCTGTATTTCACAAGTCTTGATAATTATATCATCTTCTACTTCAATTACATGCATCTCTGGAAATCCTTGTTCTTCAAGCATCATAGCAAATCTACATGCATCATCTTCCTCTTCAAAAAGATAAAGAATCGAATCTCCATCTTCATCTACAACTGAATAAGCTCCTTCGTGTTCTTTACCTTCTTTGGCGATGATGAACATTAAACTAACTCACATGCTTCTTGATAGATTTCTTGAAGTAGTTTTTGTAGTGTTGATTTGTTTAAATCAACTTCAGACTCTTCAACATATCTATTTAAGATAGAAAGAGTATCTTCTGATTCAAATGTAGAATCATCTTTATCATACCATCCAGTAAAATCAAAGTTCTCTACGATCTTAAGTTCTGCGACATTAGAAGAATATAGTTTATCAATAAACTGTTCAAACTTTTTGGTATCAGTTTTTTTGCGAACAATTACCTTAACAATTTTTTCTTCAAAAGGTCTAGTATCGAAAGTTTGATATGCAGTATCTTCGTAGTAAATGTTATGAAACATTTTAAACGGATTATTGACTGCAGTATGTTCCAGAGTTTCAGTATCAAAGATATGAAATCCTCGTGGATCATTTACATCATTCCAGTAAAGCTCGTAAGGATTACCAAGATAATAAACTTTTCCGTCAGTTGAACGAGTATGGTAATGTCCCGAATAAACAAGTTTAAATTTTTCAAACAGTTTACTATCTAAACCATGCTCCATAACCATTTGATTGTTGACACGGAATCCTTGAAGTTCAAGGTGTCCCATTACAACATTTGCTTTAGTTTTTTGAATACGCTTTAGAGTTTCTCTTTCATTTTCTTGATTGATCCAAGGAATGAAAAGAACATTAAGTTTGTCCAATAAAACTTCAGTCGTTTCTGGATAGATCTTTACGTTATCATATTCCCGCAAAAGAAGATCCAGGGAGTTGATATTATTTGTATTTTTATAGTATGTTGTATGATTACCAACAATTGAATGGACAGTAATGCCCATCTTTTTTAAGGTATCATAGTAATTATCTTTAGCCCACGCAAGAGCAGAAAAGTCAATACCTTTACGACTATCAAAAGTATCTCCCATGTCTACAATCGTAGTGATTCCTTCTCTTTGCAAGGTCGGGAAAAATACTTCATTATAGAACTTTAGAAAATAATCGTGAAAAAGTTTAGAGTTTTTTCTTGCCCCAAAATGCTGGTCAGTAATGATTGCTACTTTCATAGTAATTTAAAGAGTCAGAATTTTTTTGTTTAGTATGAGTTCCTTACAAAAAAATACTAGAGATAAACGTGGTTTATTTCCAAAAGTTTGAATTCCATGAAAAGTATTTCCGGAAAACATGACTAATCTATTATAAACATTTTTAATATTTACCGTTTCTACAAACTGAGAATTATTTAAATTATGAGTTTTAATAAATTCATCAGGTTCTAAATGATAAATTCCAATCCGTGGCCCAAGAAGTTCATATCCAGTAGTTGAAGAATAAATTGAAGTTCCTGTATTTTCTTGTGGATTTTTATTTAAATAAATTACTCCACCAAATAAAATATCATCTGTATGAATCAAACCAAAATTTTTTGGATCATCTTGCACATCTGATTGTGGTTCAATTATATGAAATTGGCAATCAAGAATACAATGTGAAGTATTTTCAAATGAAATAATTGTTAAAATTTTATTACATATGTAGTCAAAAAGACCTTTATTCCATTGCCCTATGTGCGCGGATCTTTTACCAGGCCATCGACCAAGATCATGAGGAAAATATTCTTGCTGTAAAGCAATATCCACAATCTTATCAGGATCTGGAAAAAAATTATCTAAAATTGTAATTGGAATCATCAGTATCTGAGTTTAGAATAAACCGCATCCTTAATACTATTATAGTCGGAGTAATTGGATCCGTCAACACCACCATCTTCAAACACTTCGTCAAAGCCACTGCTTTCCAGAATCTTGTTCTTGATTTCCAGTTGTTTCTTTTCCTTTTGAATTCGTCTCAGGAATGCGTAGTGAATAATCTGAGTAAAGTATGCAAAAGGATTCTGTGACTTTTCAGGATTAAAATTGTGAATATACTGCACGCAATTTTCAATGCCATCACAGATCATATCGTCTTTGAACATGTAATTGACAAAGTTTGGTTTATATGATAAATGTGTAGCAATCTTCAGAAAACATTCTCCAAGATAATTTGTAATCCTTGGTTTTGGTTTACCTTGAATTTTTGCAATCTCAACATCTTCACGATACTTAATTAAAGCCGCAAGAAACTCTTTGTTATTAACGTAATGTTCTGACCTTTTTCTCTTGGTCATAATTGCTGTAGTTATCATTAAGTTAACTCATAATATGTATGAATTATAGCACTTTTACAAATGCTTGACAAGTAACTAAAATATGTGTAGAATACCTTTGTCCGGGTTGAATGGGAGATTTAGCTATCTTTAAAGAGCTTCTCCAAGATTTCTTTAGCATCATCAACACTGGAGATATATCCCATCTCTTTATTGAGTTTGGTTTGTTTGTTCTTTGATTTATCCGCTTGTCTCACGTAAGATTGATACAGATAAATCATTTCCATATCAGAAGATTCACTCATTGTAAGGATGTCATCCATGTTCAGAATGAACATGTCTTCAGTGGTTGTTTTGAGCCATGGTTCTAGTTTGTATCCCATTGTTCCCATTCTTCCTTTGAGTTCAGAAACAATGATTGGATTTGAAACCAACAGTAAAGTTCGATCTTCCTCTTCAGTGGCTGCGACCTTAGCGAAGATTTCTTATCCAGATTTTAATTTAAGT